CTTCGCATTCTTCTTCAGTGCCTCCGTATTATTATTTGATTGTTCAAGCCTGGCCTCAATAGTACCTTCCGACTTCTTGCCTCTTAGGGCCAACCATATGACTCCCAGTAATACGATCGCTCCTGCCAACCATTCCATACATCCTCCTGTAGTTAAGCGATATAGAATCCGGGGTCATTCAATACCCCGAGCTGGTTATTTGCAGCGTCGCCTATGTACCAGTAAAGCTTCTCAGCGTCACTGGCACTGTCCCAGTCCGGCTGGCCTGCAGGGGCAATGACCATATACTTGCCGCCGATGACTCCACCGGCAAGAAAGTCCGGGTCCTCCATCACTGTCTTGAACTTACCGTCAGTGGTCTGCCCTATACTCACTACCTGCACAGCGCGGGTCTGCGGCTCTCCGGTTGCCTTGGGATACATGCGAGTGGTGAGGTTAAGGAAGTCCCCCACATTAAGCAGGGCGAAGTCCTTATGCGTGAGGTTGGCTGTGATAGTGGGGATGCCATTAAGGTACCGGGAGAGTCTACGTGTAGCCAGGGCCACGGCCCATACATCTGATATTATCCAGCGCGAGAAGATATTCTCCGGGCTCGCACCGTCATACTGATCAGAACCCTCGGCATCCTCATTTATGATAAGGAAGTTATTCTCGTAGTTCTGTATTTTGTCATCGTCCTCAAGGGGCGTTTTCAGATCATAATGGATGAACACCCTTGTGGTATGGGCATTCACCCTGGGGTCGAACCCAGGCAGGCCGGAGATATCATTATCATTGATGCTCTCTATGGGGTCCGTGGGCAATGGCGGGGCCAGGGCCTTGAGCTCTACCTTCTGGGTGCGTTCGTTCCAGTACAGATTATGCATGCCGTCCCGCATAAGTTCCTGAAGGTTCTTTACAGCTGGGCGGGGCGATAACACGCACCCTGTAAATTCGGCCTTCTGTAGCCATAGGTCTGCCTCGGTGGCCCATCCCGCTGTATTAAGCTGTCCGGATGGCATGCCGCCTCGCAGGGCGTTCTGCTCCTGTATGTCCTGCACTGGCCGGTTGATAGCCGCAAAGCACTGCTGTACCTTCTCTCCCCCAACGAGGTTGGCTTTATCAGAACCGAAGGCCCCCCAGACACACCCGGTTAGATCATTGCCGGAGATCCCGGTATATGTGATTATGTTCTCCTCGATGATCACAGCCTCGTCCCAGGAGGTGACAGCCGGGTCTTTGTATATACTAGCATCAGATACCGGGATGGTAGCGGTGTCCAGCGCCACAGCGCCATCCACCGTGCTGTCTGTAGCGGCCGGGACGTTCGCAGTGTCCAGTATCTTGAGCGGGTCCTTGAGCTTCATGGTAACTTTGCCGCTCTTCATCTCCCCTGAGTCGATGATATATTCCGAGAGCTCGTAGTCACCCTCTGTCATACCAGCCATCCCGCGCTTTATGACAGCCTGGTTTCCCTTGAAGAAGCGATTGCGAGCGAACCACTTACTCCAGTAGGTGGAGGTTGTCCCCGGATCATAGGTGCGGCACTCACGGTATTTATCCAGCCCTATATCATTATCCGCCTCGTCCAGGAGACTGATAGTAATGGACGAGTTCTGGAGTATATTGGTGCGTGGGTCTATGGTAGATGGCTTGAAGAGCGGGATGGTGCTCATGTACGGCCTTATGGTCTCGCCTGTTATTGGGAGGGGGCGATCGTTAAGGCAATACTTATCCGTCCGGGTGGTGGGGTCATAGTTCGTGGGGTCCTGGCAGGTGAAGCGTGTATTAAAGCAGGCGTTGGGGCGGTCTATGATATCGAAGTCAGTTGAGGCGTCCGGGGTCGTGCCCCACGTGGCCACGGTAGCCACCTTCGTGGTGCCGTCATAATCCAGTATGGTCTCATCCTGACCGCTGCCAGTGCCGCCTGTGAGGTTGATGAGCATGCCATTGTAGAAATCGTCAACAGCCGAGGCACCAGCCGGAAGAGTAATTTTCGTGCTCGTTCCGGCTGTGGCTGTGCCTGTGAATATTATTCCGGCTGTGCAGGGGGATATCCCGTAAGTGCGGGAGCAGATACCCATAGTGAGGGCGAGGATATACAGGGGCTGTATTAATGGCTCCTTTGCTTTGTCAGCGAATGAACCCATTACTCAGTAACACCTGTCATCTTGAGGTTGAAGGACTGGCGGGAGCGATCGAACTGGTCAGCTATCTCAGTTCCCAAAGGCACACGCACGTAGTAGATATCTGTTGGGTGGTTGTCGATATCCCATAGCCAGGCGAATGGGAGGCCCCATTTAAGGTGCGCCTCGATGGCCGGGATAAGGTTGGCTGTTACCCACGCTGGCGTTAGGTTCGTGAAATTGAGATTGTACTTGAGCATGAATGACGCCACCACAGAGTTGATGAACAGGCCGTCTGCATTGGTATTGGTCTCGCCCTTGGCTGTCTGGGGCTTGGGCTTGAATGAACCACGTATCCAGCGCTCGAACTCCAGACGCTCCCCAAGCAACGCTACGGCAAGGAAGGGAGCTATGGCCCCCGTTACTATCTTGAGCCTCCAGTAACGCACACTGACCTGTGTGAAGGTCTTGAAGATGGCAAGGTCAGTGGATGGGTTGAACCCTGCGATCCTGTTAGTATAAACGCCCCCGGCCTCTCCCTCACGCTCATACAGAGATAATACAATGGTTATGGCTGACTGGTCCGTATATGGATTACCAAAGCAGATATATGCATCATCAGCCTCAGCCTTGACAGATGTCCAGGGAATGGACGCGGATTCATGGAGCGTGGTCTCGGTTGAATCCCATATCTCAAATGCAAGGTTCACACCATCATTGATCAAGCGGGTTACATATACCGTATTTATCGCCCCTGCAAAGGCCACATCATCAGTATTCTGCCAGTCGGAACCATCCCAGTACCACCTGACATCTGATGTATCAAGATAAGTGAACCTGATATCTCCTAACGTGTCCTGAGTAATATCAGCCAGAACCTTGGAAAGGAAAGCTGCCTGAGCTGCCACAGCCGGAGTGGCCGCATCCTGGTATAAAGCAAGGAAAGGAACCGGAACTGATGTAGGTCCTGGCGCCAGAAGGCTTGCCTTTTGCCTGGTTGCCCAGGGAAACGCCCTCTCGCCGAGAATCTGCTTATCATAGACCAGAGCTGCATCAGCTGCCAATGGTGCGCTTATAGCCAGAGATGTGGTCTCCACCACCGAGCCGGCTCCGGCAAGTACCGAGGCAAATTTAGTTGTATCAAAGGATGAATCATCAAAAGGATCAGATAGACTAAAGCCCGGACTGGACTCCACCGATACTGTGGCGCTGGCACTCCCGAGGTTATGGGAGATAATGAACAGGCTGTCCACGGGCACTGCTGAGCCCATGTCTGCCTCGATGATCTTGGTGCCTAATGAGGCGGCCTTCCAGAAGGTTCCCTGCCGATAATCAATTATATTCGCTACATCGTACTGAGGGTCAGCGTCCGTATCAGTGGCAGTAAGGCTTAAGCCGTCCTTGAACACACTCTGAAACAGTAATGCAGGCTTCGCGTTGATCGTCATTATTTCACCGTCTGGACTGTTACACGTCCATCCCCTATGTCTTCAACTATTTCAGTTGTGACCTTGTTAATAAAATCTGCCTCAGTGGGCCCCTCTGAGAGTATCCTGATAGTTATCAATGATTCCGATGGCGCAGGGGCAACCGGTACGGGAGGGGCCGCAGGGGCCGCACCGCCTCCTCCAACGCCAGCTCCGGCGGCTGTTACTCCACCGCCACCGCCCATGGTGGTACTGCTTATAGCCGCTACCTGTAACGCTCCCTTTGCCGCGGCAAGGGCCGCTATACCGAAAGTGAAGGGTGGCCCCGGAGGGTTGGCAAGCGCGGCTGTGACTGCCCTATGCGTATCTATCCCGGCCTGGCCTATGGCGAAGGCCTTATGGACTGCGAAGAGTTCCTTGTTCTTCTTGCCCGTGAGCTGGAAGAGTGAGTCAGCTATAACCCCGGCATGAGCAAGACGGTTGCGCTGAAACTTTTCGATGGTCTTATTAAGCTCTTCCTTTTCCTTGGCCTCTGCCTTGGCAGCGTCCTGCGTGATCTTTAAAGAGTTGGCCTCGAATGCGATTGCCTTCTGGGTTTCCTGTAGTCTCTGGGCATCCCTGATCTCTGCCTCTGTGGCGTCCTGTGCCCGTAGCTTCTCCAGTGTCTGCTCATGCTTGGTGTCCAGCATGAACAATTCACGCTCGAATCCAGTGAGCACCGCTGTCTCGTTCGCAAGCCTGAGGCGTTCAAGCTCGGCGTTTATGCGTTCCTGCCGATTGATCTCTTTTAATTCTTCCCTTTCTTCCTTCTCAGTCTTTATGGGTGTAATGCCAGTTGCGGCAGCTTCTCTCTGTCTCTTGGCAATCTCGTCTGATTTTTCAGCCACATCTTCCTGAAGGCCGATGATCTCCCGCGCGCCAGCTGTCCAGTTATCTACGATAATGCCAACCCCTGTTGTCCAGTTACTCACGAACCTGGTTAAGAAGTTGTCTGTTGTAGCAATATCCTTAACGAGCTTGACCACACCAGCTAATGGGTCCAGAAGCTCAGAACCAAAGAGGTTACCCAGGCCGGGAAGTACATTTTTAAGATTGGTTATCTCGTCATTGAGCCTTGCTGCGGCGTCAGCTGTATCCTGATCAATGACAAGGCCCAGACGACGTGCTTCCTCACGCATAGCCTCCATGCCCTCTGTGCCATTCTGAAGAGTCTGCAAGAGGGATACACCTTCTGTATCAAAGAGTTTAAACGCCAGGCGTACACGATCTGCGTTGGATTCTACCTTATCGAGGGCGGCGGCAACCTTTGTGAATTGTTCATCTGCCTTGAGTTTACTTAACTCGGTTGCTGAGAGACCCAGCTCCTTTATTGCGTCCTTTGCCTCACCAGTACCCTTTGCCGCCTCCGCAGTCCTCCTCACCAGCCTCTGTAAGCCTACATTCAGGGCGGATATCTTTACACCCGAACGCTCAGCCACGAATTGGAGTTCAGTAAGTCCCTCAACATTGGCCCCTATTCGGAATGCCAGCTTGCCTGCCTCATCAGCTGTTTTGGCAAGATTGGTTGTCATCTTGATAGCAGCCGCAGCGGTTCCGGCGGCTATGGCTGTCAGAGACGCTAGTATCAAACCTGAATTAGCCCTGAAGCTGGCACCCATCTTGTTGACGCTTTTACGAAGGGCACCAACATTACCCTTGGCGGTATTAAGACCGTCAGCGGTCTGATCATCGACCGTTAGCCTGAGTTCCTCTTTACTTATGTTTGTCGCCATGTTTCGGGGTGTTCTCCTTTATCCACAATTCACGCTCTGTACTGAACTGACCAAGCATCTTCCATTCCTCGTTGTCCAGCTCCCACCGTTCTATAGGGCATCCGGCGAGCTGCATAAGCACGTAATCATAAAGCCAGGGCACCAGAGGGTCTATATCCATACCCCAAGGGCAGGCGGAACATAGTTCCTTCTTTGTCTCTTCGTGCATATGCGAGAGGATACCTTCCTTTATCTCTTCCCACTCTGTACACTCACTGCATCCGGGGCGCTTCGACCTGTCGAGCCAGACTCGGAGGCCCCCTAAGAGTTTTTTGTATCTACAGCTTTGAACCTCGACCGAAGAACGAACCCGGCCTGTATGACTTCCTTCTTGTCACGGGAGGACATGAACCGCTTATTGTCCTTGTTAAATATGACTTCCTTACCGGATGCGTTGTTTATCACCAGGTCCTTGGCAGTCTCAAACGTCTGGTCAAATAACTTGGCATAAGCACTGAGATCAGCCTCGATATTATTCGCAGCCTTTGCGATAGCTGTGACCCATTCTGACCATTCCTGGTTCGTTGGTTCATTGAAGAAAAAAGACCCACCCCCTGAGACACTGACCTCTATGAGGCCACCTATCAATACTGGCTTCTTCTTTTCTGGTTTTTCTTTAGCCATAGTCGTTACATCTCCTGTGGTTAGTGGCCCCCCTGGGGTTTAACCCGGCTGACAGGAGACAGCCTGGGGGGCCTGTTGTTACATTGGAGCCCGGGCTCCTCCTGTTAAGTCAGATACTCGGGTATGGCATTGAATACCGTGAGGTCGAACCACGGGTTCGTACCATCGTCCAGTATCTTCCCGGTGAGTGTGATCTCAAGAGGATCAGCCACAGCACCGGCTGGCAGAGGCTTGGCGCTTAACTGTAGCTTCATGATGCGGAGGATGAACCCCCAGTACCATGTGCCAGTGCCAGTGTCTATAAGACCCGCGCCCACACGCCTGTTATTGAACTCCAGGGCGAAGTCTGTCTGCGCTGTATAGTAGCCAAGCTCTGTCTTGTCATTGAACCTCAATGCCATCTCGATGCTCAGCTCGCGCATGCCGTTCTCCATGTCCTGGCTGAAGCCCTGCCCACCGTGGCCACGCTGGTCCTCCAGATTGTTATTGCACGCGAAGCTCCATGACTTCACACGAGCGGCAATAGGACTGAGGCTCTGGGCGGCGCTGATATTATCTGTGTCCTGCGCCAGATCGGCCACGGCTATGATGTCGCTGGCTGGGTTGGGACTCGGCTGGAGGTAGACCTTTGTATCAGCCGCCCTCATCAAGACCTCGGCAACCGCTGCCACGAATGTCTCTGATGACTCGGTTATCCGCCCTGAGGACATGAGCGTGGTATTCATCGAAACATGACCACCCTCTTCTGAAGCTATATCCAGGTTGCCGGCCTTTATGCCGTCATACTTATACTGCTGGTCTGCCTGCTGAAGATAAGCGGCCACGGAAGGGAGCGCCACATTATCGCCCACAGGAGTGAGGTTATGCTTGTACGCATCAGCGGCCTCGTCCTTTATGGTGGCTATGACCCCAAGGGCCAGGGCACCGAACCCGGCGAGATAGTTTGGAGTGACCTTTGGAAACTCCATGGGGAAGTTCTCGGCACTCTCCGTTATCTCCTGCGTGGTGGCCTGCTCGGAACCGTGTACTTCCTCTATATCATCGGTAACAGTATCAGCCGTCTCAGGGGACATGTTGTATCCGATCACCTTCTGATAATTCGTAACGTCTATGGGGGTCACGCCCCCGCCATAACTTGATTCCTTCTCGATCAGGGAGACCATTAATTCCTGTTGGTGGCCCTTATACTCATCACCCATCACTCACCTCTCTGTTGTATATTTCCCAGGCTTCGTCACGCTCTGCCTCGGTTATGTCCTTCTTGATTACTCCCTCTATGACCCTGACCCTGGGCTTCATCTCCTCTGTCCAGAGTTCAGCGCGTTCCTGCAGGGGGTCGGTCTCCATCATCCCGGCTATGCATGATGCGAGATCAAGGGCGGCCTCCAGTCCAGCAGGTACCTCAACCTCAGTGAGATAGCCCACGCAGTCCTCCGGCTTGAGCCCGTATTGCTCCGGGGTATCCCCAGCCTTTACGTCCACCCATCCGGGATCTCCTGAGGGCTTGGCCCTTGGTATTCTGAAATTAGCTCTAAATACCATCACATCCTCCTATGCATAAGAATTGAACCTGCCTGTCCTGTATTCGATATTCAGCGAGATGGTTGCACCCCACTGTTTATTCTCAAGCTGCTCCATAACTATCTCATCATCAATGAGTTCCGTGTCCTCGGCGAGGTTACTCATGGTCTCGTCAGTGCCAATCATCTGGTTGATGTCCGCTATGATGAGGCGTATCTCCTTCTCAGCCGCGTCCTCTGTGGCCTCTGTATTGCGCCTGGATATAAGCTGAAGGCCTATAGTGAGGGTATGGTCTACACGGCCTATGGTCCCCTGGCTCTGATTATCGAATGTGTCCTTGTACTCAACGGCTGGGAGCTTGTCTGTCCCAAGCCCGAACCCAAGCCAGCGATGAACGCTCTTGCCGACATCGGTCTTGAAGCCATCGGCAATGGTGATAGTAGCCAGGCGAGTGGTGAGTACATCCACTATCCGCTGGCGGAGGGTATCGCTGGGATCTGTAATGACTGAATACTTCCTGCCCGTGGACATGATGGTTGGGACTATGACCACATCATCCGTTGATGAGGTGCCGTAAAGGCTGTCAATAGGTTCGGCTGTCTCGTCCTCTGTGAGTTCGAGGCTGTAGACTCCGGGGATATCAACTGCGCTCAACTCCGTGGGTGTGTTGGTGGCCCCTGCCGTAGTGGACCCTGTAGCTATATTAAGGGTATGGTTGGCATCATCAGTAGTCTTGGGTGCGTTGGCAGAGGTGTCCCACGCTGTGTATTGCAGCTTGAGGACAACACCCCGCGTATCATCGGAGGTGATGAAGTGTACGGGCATGATATAGATATTAGACGTGGATGATACACCGCCTAGAGTTATAAGCAGGCCGTCCACCTCGGCAGTGGTGAGCAACACCTTGTAAAGATCGCCACCTACAGCCTGAGGCGAGTTAGTAGCCGGAGAGATAACTCCATCGAGAACAACCTGGAGCGTATGATTGGCAACGTCCCCGGACTTGCCAATGTTGTTGGCCGCATCCCACGCTTGGTAATGAACCCATATAGCCTGCGCCCTGAGTATCATTGCACCCTGCCCTGTAATAGCGGGGGTGGAATAACTGTGTCTGAAACTACTTCTCCAAAATCATAGTTCTGGCAAAATCCATTTGCTGGGGGTGATGTTGGAGGGACCACATCGTCACACTGAAGTGCATACGCCTTTGTATAATCAACTTTTTCATTCAGGTCAATTGGAATAGTGAAAGCCAATGTATCTCCAAAATCAACAGTCCATGCAAGCAGGGTTAATCTGCCAAATGACCCAATAGACTCATCTCTGATAAATTCAATAAAGTAATGCACTCCTAAAGACACACCAGAGTTAAGTACAATATTTAAAAGAACGGCGTTATCCCACTCCAGTAATTGTAAATAATAGGCTCCACCGCTATTGCGTCCTAGTCTGCATTGAAGTAATTTATCATTCCTAAGTACATAGTTCATTTCGCCTTCAAGCGATTCTGACCATCCCCAACAGCCCAAATAACCCATAGTTGGCATTGAATTTAATTCAAATTCAAACCTATTTGTGAAATCCCCGTCAGCTGAACCAGTAAGGTCTTTAACCAGCCATGTGGCCTGACGAGTAGCCATATTTGTAAACACGTACTTGACTGCATCAACTACGAACTGAGCAAACTCCTGAACAAAGTTAAATGTTGTAAGGTTGCTAAGAGCCATGACGCACATCCCAATAATCAATATCTGCTGCATGTTTATTCTTCTGGTCTATCAGTACAGAAGCCGTAAGCCAATCCTCACTATTTGGTTCTGTTTTGCTTAGTAAGCAATGGGCAAAATCAAGGAACTGTGCTTCATCATTTGCAGAGGGTGGGATAGTGACCTTGTTGTCTTTTATATGGATAGCCGGATCAGCCGCATGGTAATTTATCTTAACCACCGCTCCAATGGCCTCGTTGTTCATGGTCACAAGCGAATGGAACTGGTTGAAGAAAATAGACATTCTATCCGGATTGCCCTTGTTTAAATTACACTCGTCAATCAAGCGTACCTGATAAGCCGCAATACAGCTCAAGCGGCTATGAGCGCTGGTGCAATTATCAGGGATACGTAATGACATCTATTATTTCTTCCTCTTGATTATCCCGACGATCACACCACAGGCAGAACCAAAGGTAATAAGGAGTGGCCAGCCCGCATCATAGAGCTGGGCGCCGCTGTCCATAAGCTGGGTAATGGCTTCCTCCGGGATCTCAATGCCCTTGATCGCTGAGAGCAATAAACTGCATACCGCGACAAACCCATGGATGGCCCGGCGTGAGAAGATGCCTGGGCGAGGGCTGTTGGTGGCCCCCTCGTACTTCTCGCGTGTGTCAAGGAATGCCAGTGCTCTGAGCACTGTCTCGAATATAAGTCCCAGTGTTGGCTTGGTGGTCATATTGCCTCCTGTGTTTGTGACTCCCGATAAGTGGGAACCTTCATTATTTGTACAGGGCGCCTGCCCTGCTTGAGTTCGTCTGTGGTAAATCCTGCTGTGTACTGGTAATGCACCCAGTCGAGCTTAGTCCAGCGACCGCCGCAAGTGAGTCCCAGCTTCTCTCCTATGCGCGTCATCTCCTCGTAGTCCGTGATACCGTTCTCATTGATATCAGCGTCCACGTCCCAGCACAGTTTGCCAGCACGCTTGAGTACAAGATGCCAGGCGCAGTCGTAAAGGTGAATAGTAATGAGTACCCATGTGACCTTCTTTGTATATTCCCTGTGTGGGAGGATATAGAGCCCGGCCATCTTACGGAGTGCCTTGATCTTGGCAACGCCCTCGCGGCCCTGTGCCCAGTAGGCATCGTGCTCCAGTATGGTGCGCCGGGTATGACGTATCTCGCAGTCAATACCAACAGCCTTGACGAGGCGCTCATGCTCGATGGCTATTGCCCTGACTACAGGGTCCAGGTCTTCTGTGCTGTTGGATGGCATCAGACCGGTCCTCCTGATTTAAGGTAGATGAATGCTGTGATACCAAGGCCGATGAGAGATAGCACACCCATTATTCCGGCGGTCAATAATACTCTCCATAATATCTTGCGTGTATCAGCCCAGAACTCCATGGTTCCGGCAAGGAATTCATGCTGTATCCAATGTGGCTCGGAGGGTATACGAAAGGCTTTTTTCTCCAGCTCGCGGTCCTTAAAAGCTTCCTGCACAGCCCGTTTGATATCGTCTGAACTCATTACGCCTCCGCCAGTTCCATGTCAGTCATCCCCGTATCATCAGGGAGGTTTGTCTTGATCGTGTATGTTGTGCCGCTTATCAGGAGCGAGCCTCCCACCACCGGGGCTGTGAGGTCTATGGTCCTGCCTTTGGCCTCCGGCCTTGAACCCACAACCTTGCCGGTGTTCTCAGACACCAGGGACACGTTGTCGAAGATCACGTAGATGGTCTTGGCGTCACCGCCCAGGGGGGTGTATATGACAGACTCTCCCAGGGCTTGCAGTTCAGCCAGGCGGTCAGCATCCGATTCAAAGGGCACACCCATCAGGGAGCGTCTCCGGAATCCTCATAATAATCAAGCTCGACAGTGCTGTCATTACTATTAGCTTCGGAGACAGTATTGATAAAATACAAAGTCGAAGCCCTTAATATACGTTCAGCCGTGCCCCTGTTCTCGCCTCCCATCTGCTGACCGGCCCCAAGATGATCCCCCCATGCAGGCATAAGCGTGCCCAAACCTGTAATAGTAGGTGACAGATATATCTCTGTCGCAGAACTACCACTACACTCAAGCAGATCGTTATGGTTGCCTATGGGATGTAGTGTGCCTATATCTGAAAATGATGGGGCACGGTATATATTGTAATGGGCCTCCCCTGAGAAGCGGGTCAAAAAAAGTAAATGTACTTGAATTGGTTCAGCGGGAGTATTCATGATGAACTGTATAGTTCCATTATTAGCCAATGTGTCATTATGCTGAGAGCTGTAGTGTTTGCATTCATGCGTTTCGTGGTGAGCATAATCCACACTAACGGTCAGGAGACCATTATTACCCTGGTCGGATATCCCGACATAGTTGCCGTCAGGGTCTACGAGTGCAACCGGGATAGTATTGTAAGGCCAGCGGCCTGTATCGGTCTCGCGGCCACCAGCATCAGCAGAAACAACCACACCCATGAGAAGCAGGCAGAAGACAATGAATATCAGAATTGGCTTCTTCATTATCCGTTCTCCTCACCCTTCTTGAGGGTGTTATAGATAGCGTCCACGAGTTCCTGTGTGATGGTCTCGTCCTTGAAGAATTCGGCAACCACTGAAGCAAGGGGTATCTCGTCCGTGTCCAGGTCTGCCGCGATCATCTCTATGGACTGCCTGAGTTGCTCCACATACTCCGTGTATGCCGCAAAGCCAGCGTTGCGGTCTTCTCCGCTGACGATGTAACCCAAGTTGCTTGTGAGAGCATCTACCTTGGGCAGCTCATCCGCAGTGTAGTCCTCGTCATCGAGGTTGAATATCTCATCCCTGATGGCCTTAATAAGGATATCACCTTCGGGCTTGACCGTTACGTCGTCATTGCTCCCGGTCTCTTCCTCCGGGATCTCCGGCCTTATCTCCGCCACCTGCTTGGGGTTAAGCTTCATGGCCGGATCGAGGAACAATGTCTCGCCCTTCTTGAATCCAGCATGCTTGAGGACCTTGTAAAATCCATCTCCAAGAGGCTCAAGCTTGGCCTCACGTTTCCTGTACTGTTTATCAGTCAAGCCAACCACTGTCTCGATTGGAAGCCTGATAGATACACAGACCACTATGTATTCTATGAACTTTTTCATAATCTCCCTGTAACTTACGGGCGAGAGGCTGAGCCCCCCGCCCGATGGTTATTAAGTAGTTGTGAATGTGTACAGCAGTGCTGACTGCCAGAGCGCATAACCAACAGCACGACTGGTATCAACACCATACTGGTGCCCATCGTTATCAAACTCGTAGTCTGAGCCCTCGGCTTTGGCTTTGATGTTCACATCGTTCTCCTGCTGGCGGATGAACGCAGGGTTGATGCCGTCATTCCTCAGGAGCATGAACTTGTCCGTCCATGAGAGACGAGCATTGACCACAACCTCAAGAATGAAACCCGAAATACCAAGGGCATTTGATTCAACTCCCGTGGTGGCCGGGTTTGTTACCAGAGGAAGCGCCACAGCACCCAGAGCGGCCTTCATAAATGAAGGTGGAACCATAATCGCAACGCGCATAAGGTCCTCATTCATTGGCTCGCCAGTGTCGCTCTTGAACTTCAACATCTGTACTAAGCCCGCGAAGATAGCGTTTGACATCTCTGATACAGAAGGAGCTGTCTTAAGCACGACAGCGGATGTGATGTCGTTGCTCAGAGTGCCTGAGTCGTCTTCTGAGTGATCAGTATCGAAGAAGAACTGACCATCATAACAGGTGCTATCCTCGCCATCCTCAATGAGCTCCGTAAGTATCTTGGCCCAGTGTGTTACCTGGGCATTGAAAGACAGCTTGTTTATCCTGTCCCTGAGCTGGGTGGACTTGTCTCTCCTGAGGTCATCCAAGGACACATGGATCGATGCCTCAAAAGGCTCGTTCTGGATAGTAAGTCCATTCTCGCGGAGTTCTTTTGCAAGACGTGGGCCAATCCACTTCCTGAGCTGCGGAGAATCCCCGAGCCAGGCATGTATCTCTGAGAGCTGGTTTGATGGAGTGAACATCGTACCACCTGTTATCCAGGCAGGTAATGTCTGCTCTGCCAGGAACTGCACCATCAGGGCTATTACAGCCCTGCTTCCTAATCTATCAATTATCATTTAGTTTCCTCCTTCCTTAGCCTTCTTCGGCCCAGGTTCCTTTAATGTCCGTAACCATCCAACCGTCTACGCCATCTGCAAGAATGGTTACGAAGTCACCACGACGGGCTGTGGTTTTGGTGTTAATAAGATCCTTGTTGTTCGTGCCGCCAATATCAGGGCCCATGATCTTGTCGTTCGCGTCCGGACTTATATTGATAGCCACAGCGCCGAATGCACCGGCATTGACAAAGGTGTACTTGTAGCCAACGACAGTTGCCGGGAGCGTGATAGCAAAGGCATCAGTGTCAATGTAGATGATTTTACTGACATCCTCAGCATCCATCGTATAATTGGCGCTCTTGGTCTCGCGTTCTTCCCTGGCCCCGAAGTCGTCAATAGCTTCAGCGAGAGGCTTGACAATGACAACACCGGAAGAAACCCACTGGGAGACATGCCCTATGAGAGAGTTACTGACAGCCACGAATGTGAATGTGTTGTCGTCACTTGCGTATACAGGCTGGCCCACGTCTGTAATGACCGCGCCTGATACAGCGAGCTGGATGAATTCCGGCATAAAGCACCTGATATCCTTATCACCCGCCGAGCCGCTGGAGTTATCAACCTTGGCGTCAGCGAACCCAAGGAACTTATCACCCGCGACTAATGGCCTTCCATAGCCCGCGCCGTTATCTCCTACAGCTGCGCCTGAATAAACAATGTCCGATGCGATGATGAGAATATTTGTGTAAAGGCCCACACCGTACTTTCTCGGTTCATTGGCCGCGAGCGTTGTGCCGAATACAAATGGCACGCCCGGAAGAAGAGCCACGATACCCGCTGTTTCCCAACCTGCGAGCTGGCCCACTGCCACGATGCCCATTACAAAGAACAGGCCGATAAGAACCAGTCCTGTTATGGACATACTTTTTAATCTCGTTGAAAGAAATCTAAACATGTGATGTCCTCCCTACGCCGTCACGAACTGTGAAGGGTCAGTTTTGTATAAGGCTGTGAATGACTCAAGGTCCACGAACTCGGCCTTGATCTCAGCCCTTGTCTCGTAGAGGTGCTTTGCGGCATCCTCAACTGACATAGTTGAGATATCAGGAGCATCCGCACCTGTTGGGCCAGCCTGCGCATCAGGTACCACAATCTGAGTATCGGCATCAGCCTCGATGGCGGCGGCTGCGGTCTCGTTCTGCTTCTGCATCTTCCCGGTGATCATCATTGCAACATCACCACCTGTTGACTTGCCGTCCACTGCCAGGGCAAGCACATCCTTCTCATAACCAGTCATGTTCTGGGCAAGGACTTCCTTTACGCGGGCGGTCTCTGTGGCCGCGCCCGCTGCGGTTGCCGTTGCTGTGATTCCAGCTACGTCCACGCTTGCTACACCAAGCCCGAAAACCTCCGTATAGAGTTCAGGATGCTTGGCCTCTAATTCAGTTCTGTTCATTGAATCCTCCTGAGCTACGGGAACACCGCCCACAGCTACCATTGTTGTATTTGTATTACTCTGCGAACTGACAGGATCACCGCCTGTGAGCTGCTCAATCAACTTGTCGCGGGTGGAAACACCGTCCACCAGCCCAAGCTCTATCGCTTTTGAACCCATGAATATCTGACCGTCAGCCCATAGCTCATGGGTATCAACTGATATATTCCTATTCTCTGCCACAGTGTTCACAAACACTGTATAGATGTGATCAATATGACCCTGAATTACATCCTTGTCACTATCTGAGAGTGGCTTGATATCTGTGCCCACGTTCTTGAATTTACCGGCTATGAACTCCGTGGCCGTAATTCCCTCGCGGTCAAGCCATCTTGAGTAATCCATATGACGGGTGATCACCCCTATGGAACCGGTTATGGCTGTCTCGCCGGAAATGAATATCTTGTCCGCTGCGGAACCGATAGCGAATGCGCCTGATGTCATACTCCCATCACTAAACACTGTTATAGGCTTGATGCCACGAGAATCCCTGATAAGTTCGGCAAACTCAAAGGTGCCGTCCACGGCACCACCGGGGCTGTCTATATCCAGAAGGATGGACTTGACCTCAGGGTCATTAAGGGCCTCCTTAAATTCTTCGGAAGCTATCTGGGTGGAGACTCCGCCCGAGATATCCATGAACAGGTTGGCGCGCTTGGCAATGACACCATGGAGAGATAAGACGGCCAGGCCATTACTGACTTCCATATAGCGGCGGTCATTACTGATGCTACGGCCCAGGCGAGCCTCAAGCTTTGGTATGTCTATCTTCTCACCACGCATATGCAGGGCATAGATGTTCTGTATCTCATTGAGCATGTCCGGGGTGATGGCCCAGAGACCGTTGACTATATCAGTCATTTTCATTCTTAAGTCCTCCCTGCCAGATCGTCATCAGGCTCTACTACCTGAACGCTTGTGGCACCAGTGCCAACTGGCTCTTCCAGTTTGTCAGCAACACGCATCTTGACTTCACGCACACGCTGCGGGTGCTTGTCCATGTATTCAATGCCTGTGTACGAGACTGTTTCTTCATTCAATGTAGAAAGACCACCCTCAACTCTCTTTAATGCTGCCTCTGTCTCTACCTTCTCATTTATCATTCCCTTGGGTGGGCCTATCCAAGAAGCACGGAGGTAAGCAGCTCGGATAAATGTATTAGCGAAATAACCCGGTGCCGGGACCCGTCCGATAGCCACGGCCTCGTCCATAAGCGCCTCGTACACAGGCTGGCAATACATACGGGCGAACCAGGTACGCTCGGTGATGAAGAACTTCCAGGCCTCCATCAACGCGGCTCGTGAGGCGCTGTAGCTTGCGGTGAAGTGTTTTACAAGAATCTCAAACGGGATATTAAGCGATACGCCAACCTCACGGAGTATGGCCTGGACGAATGGCTCAAAGGCAGTATTAGGTCTACTAGGGTTGGCAGTCTCGATATCCTCACCCGGAAGAAGGTCAACAACCATACCGTCTCCAAGCTTCATATCCTTGTCAGTAGACTTGGACCCGGTCTCGGGTGAGAGGTCTGTAAAATTATCCAGGCCCTCACCTGATTCGGTTTTGACAAACACGGTGAACATACCGGCTATGACAGCCGCCATGAGTTCAGCATCCGTATATCTGCCGAGCATCTTGAGCGGTTCAATGACCGGAGCAAGCCATGATATGCCACGTGTCTGTCCGGGGCGTTCGGGCTTGAACAGGTGAATAACATTCAGGCGCCCTGTCTCTTTGCCGAACCGTTCTATCCTGTCCCACTTCATCTGCTTGACCACGCGACGATCTCCAGGGTGGTGGCGCGAGATGTGATACGCGACAGGAGCGCCCTGGGCTGTCTTCTCGACCCCGGCGATTATCTCCAGGGTATCAGCGGCATTGTTCGGATTACTCAGGCGGTCCGCCTCGATGATCTGATAAGCCAGTGTGTATGGTGAGTGCTTCTTCTTGACGTTACTGAGGACGGTGATGGTGTCCCCCGCGACGAGTGTGTTCATGAGCGCCTGGTCATTACTGTAATTGAATGGAAGCGTCTGCCTGATGTCTGACTCAAGGCTGTCAGCAAAGAAATTGAACTCGCGGCGCATGGTGGTCTCAAGCTCATGCTTCTGCTCATCATTAAGGCCAAGCACTGCGGCGTCTACATTTGGATTGACCCGGAGCCCGGGGCCAACAGTATTCGTGGAATGAGTCAGTACGGCGCCCCTGGCGTAACCTGTGTTGCGCATCAGGTCGCGGGCACGGTCGCGTATGGACATCATGTCCCATAAGACTGCCTCGTCCGGAGAAGAATCTTTGGTGTTCCATTCCTTTGTCTGGCGGCGTGACTTGCTGGCACCAGTGTAGAACTGGCCCATCATGCTCAACTGCATGCGGGCTATAGCGCGGGTTCGTCCTCTGGTTGGATTGAAGTATGAAACCACACGGTCAACAATGGTTGGATTGAACTCAGGCTTCCTTATGCGCTTGACCTTATGCATTATGTGGGAGTACCTCCCCGCATGCGGCGCCCTGTGCGTGTGCCTTCGGCTGATTTTTTGCGCACCATCTCATCCCAGAACTTAACTTCAGCCATAGCCTCTTCGAGAGTTGGTGGTTTGACTTTACGATCTCTTACCTGGAATTCACCCTTACGGACTGCGGTAAGAGTGTCAAGGGCGTTCTGTAATTCTGTCTCTGCCTGAGCTTGAGTTATTCCTGCCATGCAGGGACGTTATCATATGTCAAGAAAAAAACATGTCGTAGTTGGCGTAGTTGGCGTACTTAATGAGATTTGATGGAATCTGATGGAATACGTAGAGCACTTTTCATACTTTCGTACTCATCTTCCGGAAGAAAAATACGATATGGTGCACGGTCATAATTACGGATAGACAGTAGTTTGCGTTCATCACACCACCGCTGCATGGTCCGTACTGAGACCTTTTTTAACTGGGCAGCTCGCTGGACTGTGACCTCGATATACTTTGGCTTATTCCTGATGGTCATGCTCCTGGCCTCTTGACACGCACCCGGCGAACCTTCTTGTTTGTAGGTACGGGCGTGCCCTCCTTGAGGGCATCGACCTGCAATAGCATACTCGTATATATCTTATCCAGATTCACATCGAATATCTCAAGCACAGCACGGTTATAAACGAAGAGGTCAAGCGCCTCCACAGGCTTGCCTGCCTTGTCTATGAATTCCCTGATACCCTTTTTTGTGACAACGTAGAAGTTCTCGAACTGGTCGAAGAACGAGAGGGAGTATGAATCAGCAAAATGACAGTAGCCCGGCCCCGGTTCATCAATACTCAGCCAGCCGATCACGCGCTCCTTGGCGGCATTGGTACCAACGGAGTAGAGATTGATACCGTATGTCTTATCCTTATTGGGACCCTTGAGCGTGGGATAATCACCACCACGTCCCTTAAGCGCGAACACCCTGCGGCCCTTGCGCTTCTTGATATACTCGTAAACAATGTCCTTCTCATACCCCGTATCAATCCCGGTGCCGGTTATCTTCATCTTGATGCCCAGCTCGTGCTGGAAGCGTGTATCGAAAATGAACGCATCCAGATCGCGCCATACGTCATCGAACTTGGGGCTGCCAATCAGGACACGGTGCTCTATGCCCCAGCTCTCCATGCCGGGGCCCCAGCCCTTGACCTCTACCTCAAGCCTGTCGCCCTGAACATCAACCGAGGCAGTGAGCATGCAGACACCAGCCGGGACCTCGGCGGGATATGCCTCGCGATGGGAGGCCAGGCGGTCCGCGTCCTGTACCTCAACGTCTTCCTTCCAGGTCTCCGCCAGGCGGGTGTTGGTGAAGGCTATCAACTGGGTGCGGTCTTTCTCTTTGTTGGCGCGTATCCATTCCTTGACAATTATGTTCCAGCTTACGAATGGAGAATAGAGCGAGTTTAAATGGAACCCGCGTATATGTTTGATATCAGGATTTGTTGGACGCCACTCTGCCACACCGTAGGCCATGATAGCTTCTTTGTGGTCCTCTGCGAACAGGCGGTTGCAACTCTCACACTCATACATTGGTTCTGCTTGGAGGCCTTTAGCAATGGGTATGAGATTATAATTGTCATCACGCTTGTACTTGATCTGTGGCCACACGAGTGTTTGATAATGTCCGCAGAGGGGGCAAGGTACAAAATAATAACTCTGGTCTGAATCGAGGAACCAGCGCTCTATCCTGCAAAGCTTATGGAGTGTTGGTGAACTCTCCAGATAGAGCTTGCTGCCATGGCCTGTATATGTATCCATGCGCTTAAGGAGCAGTGTTGTCGGATCTCCCTGGCCCTCGATATCATGGGGCCATGAAGTTATCTCGGACGCGTGTATAAAACCATATGACATATGCCTGAAGCTGGCCTCGGCCTCGGCACCAAGGAACTTTATCAATCCACCTGGGAAGAGCTTGGTATGTACCGTATTATCAGAACGTGGAACCCCGTCCACCATGCGCGCGCGAAGCACCGGGGTCGCATTTATCATGGGCTGCATTTTTAACTTTGAATGGTTTGCCGCGTCTGTATCACGAGGAAGATATGCAGCCATGGGCCATGGCCTGCGATGGGTATAATATCCCATGGCTATCTGACCATTGAGCGTCTTGGCTATCTGCGTTGACATCATGCCCACCACTATATCCACAATAGACTGTGGGCTGAGGCACTCCATAACCTCGCGCATATAGGGAGTTCTGGAAGAGTGGAATTTACCGGGTTCGGCAGCGGCCTCGCCAGCAAGCCATATATGCTCATCAGCCCACTGCCAGATGTTCTGATCAGGGATCGGCTGTATGCCCTCGGCAAAACCTTCGGCAAACACTTCGTAACCACTTTGTATTTTTATTGGCTCAACTACCGCTTCCATTACCATTGCCCTCTTTTGTCAGTTCTCCCTGTAACCGTAACCGCGCTTCTGTAAGAATAGAGACCACAGACAGCTTGGTTTTTGCCTTAGCCAGGCGCGTGCCGTACAAACCATCCCACCGGACAAGCGAATCATTTACCTTGAGGCCCAGCTCTATGCCCGCCTTTCTGGCACCATGCGCGTCTACCAGCTCCTCCGTCTTCTTCTTAAGATCAACTTCCTTGTTCTGGTTATCGAGATCGAGCCCCTTAAGCTTGCGGTCAACAAGCTGAGTGCCGCCCTTGCCAGCGGCCTCGTCCTTAAGGTGCTTAAAATATAACTGCACTGACTTATGAAAATCATAACGCCCGCGAGCAATCTTATGGAGATGGCCTTCCTTATTGATCTGCTGTATACGGCGATCTGACACATCAAATAACCAAGCAAGGAACTTACCCGAAACCTCGCGCTTCTCCCAGTCCGGCTGCTTGGGCGCCTGCATAAGATCCATACCCTCATTAAGAACAAACCACTCAACCGCGTCAGTTGCGTTTTCTATCGGAATATATATGGCCACCACATGCTGACCAGTTGGAAAACTCATTATAGATTGAACAAGTTTACGACTGGCATCCTCCACCTCTACCGCTACTACCCAATCGTTCTCCCTTTCTCGATGGCGAGGCTGGGTGATAACACCAGCAATCTTGGGAGCTGTGGCCAATATCTCAAGCATGGGCGTGCCTTGGACATTAATAGGTATACCAAGATCAGAAGACTTCAGCTCAGATTTTAAAACTTTCTTCTCTGGGACTGTCTTCTTGCTGGCTATTTTCTTCCTGGCGACCTTCTTTTTACTTGACTTCTTTTTACTCGTATTACTTTTCTTTGATTTGTTAGCCTTCTTTTTGGGCACTTTTTTAGAAACATCCACTTTAACGGGTGATTTCGTTTTGCCCAATTTCGCTTCAGAAGCCTGTCCTTTAGCCATTAAATATTAATTTCCTTATAAATCAGTATGTTAAGAATTCACTATATGCCGTTGTAAGCGAAACGAAATGACACTGTTTGTATACAAAAATAGCGAGGAATTGAACTCATCGTACC